TGATTACTCTAAAAAGATTTTTGTCGAGAAAGATGAAAATGAAAAACTATTTGTCTGTGCGAAGTTTCCATACCAGCTAAAAAAGCAAGTAGATGAGGAAATTTCCGTCAATTCTTATAGCACATGGGATAGTGAAAGAAAGATTAGAAAGTTTACAGTTGATGATCATAATATCATTCAGCTATACGAATTTGCCAAAAATAATGAATTTGAAATCGAAGAAAGTTTTTTAAACTTAGTTTCTCAAGTTGAAGAAATTTGGCAAAATTATGAAAAAATTTCGCCGTATTCTTCTATCGTCAACGGCAAGGTGGAATTGCGCAATGCGCCGGCAGATGCTATAGACTACTGGAACAAAAACAAAACTGATCAACTGTTTAATGATCTGCTGCTGGCTAAAGACATGGGATATATCTTGTCAAAAAATCCAGAAAATTCCATCGAAAAAATCGCCAGTTCTGATTCTAATTCTTTCTGGGTTAAAACTAATAAAGAATTTTTAGAAGTTTGTAAACAAGTCGACGGAAGAGTTTGTGTAGTATTAGATCGTGTTGGCAGAACTTTAGAGTGGTTAGAAAAATTCACGTCGGACATCGAAGAAGTTGGCATTCCGAGAGCTGAAATTAAGGTTTGTTTTCGTGCCGATAAAACAGAAAATCCAGAATTGAATTCGTGGATTAAAGAAAACGGTTTCGGCGGAAAAGTCGATAACGGAAAAATTTTAATCTTTAATCACAAACCTGCCAAGTGGTTGTTTAAAGAATCAGATTCTGTTAAAATATTAGCAAGTAACAATTTATATCCATCGACTAACCAAATTTCCAGAGATTGGTTTAATAGTCATCCTTGTGTTATCTATATAGGAGATATAAAGCCATCTCAGGATAAGGAACAAAAAATTGTCAACCTGTAAATTAATTATAAAAGACGAAGTCAATATTAAAGTAGACGGACTTAGCGTTGAAACAAGACGTAAGATAGTTAACGCACTCAAATACGATCTTCCTTACGCTCGCCATATGCCTGCTTACAAATTAGGTCGGTGGGACGGAACTAAGACGTTCTTTGGCATCGGTGGCACAGGATATCTAGCACACCTAGATGTTATACTTCCTATTATCGAAGACTCTGGTTACGACATTGATGTTGACGATTTAAGGCAGCATCAGTCATTTAAATTTTCTCCTATAGGAGAAAATTATTGGGCCGATCAAGGCAAGACTTGGCCTAAGGGTCATCCGGAAGCCGGCAAGCCCATCGTGTTGCGAGACTATCAATATGATGTTGTTAATAAGTTTTTAGAGAATCCACAATCGTTACAGGAGGTAGCTACTGGTGCAGGTAAAACTATTACTACGGCGACGTTATCGCATCTTTGTGAACCGTATGGTCGCACGATGGTTATTGTTCCGAATAAATCGCTTGTTGTTCAAACTGAAGAAGACTACAAAAATTTAGGATTAGATGTAGGTGTATATTTCGGTGATCGAAAAGAATTAAACAAAACCCATACAATCTGCACTTGGCAAAGTCTTAACGTGTTGGAAAAGAAAAGCTATGATTCTGATACACTAACACTAGCAGAGTTTTGTGAAGGAGTTTGTGCAATCATTATTGACGAAGTCCACCAAGCTAAAGCAGATGTATTAATGAGACTGGCTACTTTAAATTTTCGTAATTGTGCTATTCGATGGGGATTAACTGGAACTATACCTAAAGAAAAATGGGAGTTTCAAAGTTTGCTTGCCAGCATTGGACCAGTGATCAATCAAGTTTCGGCACATGATTTACAGCAGAAGGATGTGTTGGCAAGATTAGATATACAAATTCTACAAACCAACGACATTCAAGTATTTAGAACGTATGCTGAAGAATATACCTGGTTAGTTACAGATGATAATCGCTTAGATTGGATATCTAATAAAATAAAAACAATAGGTAGCACAGGAAATACATTGGTATTGGTTAATAGAATTGACACAGGAAATAAACTGATTAAAAGAATTCCAGATGCAGTTTTCATCAGTGGTGCTGTTAAGTTAGATGACAGGAAAGAAGAGTATGACGAAATTAAAACAAGTGATAACAAGATTATTGTGGCGACTTATGGTGTGGCCGCTGTGGGTATTAATATTCCAAGGATTTTTAATTTGGTTCTTCTTGAGCCCGGAAAGAGCTTTGTCCGCGTTATACAAAGCATTGGACGAGGCATTAGAAAAGCGGAAGATAAAGACTTCGTCCAAATCTGGGATATCACATCTTCCTGCAAATACGCCAAGCGCCATCTCACTGAACGCAAGAAGTATTACAAGGAAGCGAAATATCCATTTACATTAACTAAGGTCAATACATGAGCGAAAGAAAGATAAGAGAATGGGTATTTCCTTTTTTAAAAAGTAAAAGGACATATATTGATATCGGTGCGTATATCGGAGAAACATCTCTTCCTTTCTTGGATGAATTCGACACAGTTATAGCATTTGAACCTAATCCAAATAGTTTTAATATACTAAAAGAAAATAAAAAAATACAAACATATAATATTGCATTAGGAAAAGAAGAACACAAAACTAATTTAATAGTTCCTACAGGTCAGCCAGCATCCGACGGTTCAATCGCCATTAGAAGAAACTTGAACTGGATAGGTGACATTTTTGAAGTCGAAGTTAAACGACTAGACGATTTTAATTTTACCGATGTTGATTTTATAAAGATTGATGTAGAAGAAGGCGAGCAAGAAGTTATTATGGGCTCACTAGAAACTATTAAAAAATACGAACCTGTAATTATGTTCGAAAACAAAAGGAACGAAAACGATATTATTATACTTTGGCTTCAAAGTTTAGGTTATACCTTAATAAAGCATAAAAGTGATACAGTAGCATTCAAGGAAAAACAACAATGAAAATTTTAACACTCAATAACACAGCATTTGATTTAAATGATTTACCGGAGGAAGTAGACGAAGATACTAGATTTTCTGTATTAGATAATTCTAATCCAGCAGAGCCAGATTTTTTCTTCATGCCTCTTATATTTCTAGAATCATTTAATAGTCCTGCTATTCTTCTTAACATTGGAGGACACGAAGTTCAAATGCCTTTAGATTGGTGCATGGTAGTGGGAGATAAAGACTGCGGATTAGACCCAGAAGTATTGCCGTTGACCAGCATTAATGAACGAGGATTTGATGCTCTTATCTTTAATCCTATCAAAGGTTTCAAAGCTGATTATGCTCCTATTGAAATCGTAAATATCTATCAAGATGTCCGTTGGTATTTTCCAAAAATGAAAAATGGACAATTACTAACTGTTCCGTTGGCCGAAGGAGTAAATCCTCCATGTGCATTTTTTGTGAAAGAAATTAGTCGTCAAAGCGAAGTTTTACAATTACATAAATTAGTCTAATGCCAATGGATACTCTTATGTGGCAAGAAACTGACGACGAAGCATTCAAGCGTCGCTGCATTGGATGGGAATTAAAATACAGTCTTTGGCCAAGGCGGTGTCATTACACCGGTAAATATCTTTGGTTTACATTAGCATATATGGGAACATCTATGCTTACTGGTCCGGGAGAACCTATATTCGATTATAGATGGTGCGATCGGAAAGAATACTTATTCTTAAAAATAAAAGGAACAATATGAAAGCAGGTAAAGTATGGGGTCAGACAGAACTCCTTGAAGCCAACGGTGTATTAGAGTTTCATAGAATTGAAGCCAAAGCCGGTGGGGTTTGTTCTAAACACAAACATAAATTTAAGTGGAACGGATTCTTTGTAGAATCTGGAAAAATGATTATTCGTGTGTGGAAAAATAATTACGATCTTGTTGACGAAACAATTTTAGAAGCAGGTCAGTATACAAAAGTCGCTCCAGGCGAATACCATCAGTTCGAAGCCATAGAAGATACTGTAGCCTTTGAATTATATTGGGCAGAATTCGATCACGAAGATATCGAACGTGAAACTGTAGGATTTTCCAAGTAATTAATCTTGTTCTAAGATTTCTTTGACTTTGTATGGATAGTCTGTGCAAATTCCAAAGACCATCGACGAAGGAAAGTTTCCGTCGGCATTCATCCAACAAGCGACACTCTTACGCCCTAGAGAGTGTCCTTCATAGGTCCAGATAAATCCTTTACTGGTAATAGTTCGATGATCCTCTTGATGCCAAAAACAATGTATTCCTTGCTCTAACATAAATTCTAACGCAGCAAGATTTTTTGCATGGCACCACAGATGTTTATTCTTTAAAAATTGCATAGTAACTTGATGCTGTCCGTAATCGTGTCCTAACAAAATTTTATTATCGATGACCCAGACATCGATTTCAACATCAAATCCTTGTTTTATAGCTTCTAAAATATATTCGGGATTGTTTTCAGATCCTGGATTTGGCCCGCTTATATTTCCTCTGTGACTAATTATTATCATAATATAATATATCCCTTTCCTGACAAATCCTCAATATCCCCTTCGAAATACGGATAAAAAATAAAATTAGGAATAGCACTACAGCGTGGAGGATTTTTAAACAGACTTTTCTCCCATCGTTGAGAATCAATACCGGGCCATTTAAGACTAAAAATATTTCCACTGTGTTGCATATACCTAGGTGTGGATCTTTCATCTGATGCTCGTTTTACTACATCCTCTGTGGGGTTCCAAACTCTTCTATGATGGTGATCATTTATAGACACTTTATCTCTATGATATAACCATGCTCTTAATAAAAAATCGCCTTCGTAATACCCTAAGGTGCACATCCTTTCATCAAACAATCCTATCTTTTTAATAGCATTGGGTAGCACACTTATAAAACAATCTCCCCAACTACATTGATATAAATCGTATTGTTTGTGAATTTTTCTTAAAGTTTTATACCACCCTGGCTCCCAGATAGCATCATCTTGACACAATATTATTTGATTACACTGTGGATCGTTGAGATTTTTAAATCCAAGGACTAATGCTTGATTCCAGTCTCTTGCAGGGGTTCCGCAACCCCAGTCTGCGCGAAGTGTTTGATTATGGACAACAACTCTATTTTTAAAATCTTCCGGAACTTCAAAAATTGTTGAATGATTATTAATAATATTAACTTCAATTTCGTCAAACGGTGCATTGCTACTAAAAAAAGAAGTTAAATTATTTTTTAAATCTTCCGGAGCCTTGTATGTTAAAATGAAAATTTTTATGTTCTTTTCCATGCAAAGCCTATACCGTAGTCATCTTTAATATCGCTGCAGGCATTAGTCATAACATTCCATTTATCTTGATTTAAATTATTAACGAAAAAATACGGGCCTGGATGATATGCTGTGTCGTGAAATCCAACAACTCCTGTATCACTTAATAGTTTAGTATATTCCCACTCGACTAATACTTGATTTATGCTATGCCAGCCGTCGATGAATAAGAAATCAATCCTGTCAACACCTAATTCATTTAACTTATTCATAACAACATCTATATGTTCGCTTCTTGTTTGAATAGTGTGTATGTTTAAATCTATATTATTAAGATATGTTTTATCTTCTATATCAATGCCTAAATAATATGTATCATCTCTTTTATTATTAAGAAAAATTGATGTGCTGGTATTTTTAAATCGCTTACTTCTGCTAACTCCAATTTCAACGATGCACCTACAATTCTCTTTTATGGATAAAAATCTAGGTAACAAACTCATTTGATTATGGACACTGAAATCTTCTAAATCTCGTGATCTAGGAGGAAGGATTGGTAAGCCTGTATCTTCAAAACAAAATCGTCGATCAACAAACGGCCAATCTAGGTCATCTCTATAATCATTGAATCTGATATCTTTAACTAGATCTTCTTCCCATCTCATTGAATTAGTCCCCATTTTTTAATTGCAACATCATACTCGTCACCGCCAGTGTGATCAATTGCTTGTCTCATTGCTGTAGCACCAGCTATGGTTCCGCCTGGGTGTCCATGCACTGCTCCGCCAGCATTAGCCAAGTAGTCAATACCGGCTAGCTCAGTTACTTTGTTTACTAATCCCGGATGCATTCCGCAACTTAATGCAGGAACAGTATTGCCTGCCACTAAGATTTCTATACACTTCTTAATCTCTTCTGGATCGTCGTTGCTGTAGCCGCCAACCATTCCTGTTTGAATTGTATCGGCTCCCATCAATGTAGCTAATTGACACATAACTGGCCAACTAATACTAAATCTATGAGTTTTATCTGTTGTAACTTTTGCACCACTGCTTTGATAATGTAAGAATAATGGTAAGTCTAATTTTCTAATACTGTTATATGCACCGTAACCGCTAAACACGTTGATATGAACACCGTTACCACCTAACTCGTAGACTCGTTTAACTCTATCAACTAGGATATGTGGATCACAGTTAATGGTATGACAAAATACAATCTTACGACTTTGTTTAGCAAGATAGTTAGCAATGATATCTACACGACGATCTAAAGGAGCGCAAGCCGGATTGACCATAATTTCATCTTCTTTGATAAAGTCAACACCACCATCAACCATCTGCTTGACCATTTCTAATAGAACTTCAGGAGTGATACCAATCTTAGGCTTTACAATACTTCCAAACAATGGTTTATTGTATTGACCGGTTAGTTTTCGCATACCGGTTAAACCAAACTTAGGACCTAAAAAATGTTTAGTTACAGTTTCTGGTAGTTCTAATTTTACCAGTCTACATTTAGTAACAATATCAATATCAACATGCCCGCCCATTAATTGACATAACATATGGCTAATGCCATCACTTTCCCAATCAGTGTTAATTACAGGAAATGCAATCGAAACTAACCCTTCGGTTTGTTTTTCTAACATTCCTTCTTCACCTACAATTATACAACTATGATTTTCAAAAAGGTCATCAGTTTCCCATTCATTTCTAACGTTAGGATTTCCAACACTTTGACCAATTGCTAAATTCCATGCTGCATCTTTTAGGTTAGCAGAACTAGACATTTCGTAAGTAGCAATATAATAACGGTTTAAATCTAATTCACTTCTATCCTTAAAAAACTTCATACTTGTCTCCTTTAATGCTAGGCACCTTTACACATAATACCTGGCAGTCTTCATGAAAAATAGGATCTGCAACTTCATTGGGTTCTAAAACAAAAATTGTTCCGGGAACAACACTTTGACCGCAAATGGTCATAGATCCACTTATTAATAAATTATATTCTGTCGCCACAGCATGATAATGCTTGGGCCAGACCTCACCTTTTTTATGAGTCAGTAAACCAACTTCAAAATTTTCAGTTTTGAGAACAGTAGGTTCAAAGTTTCCTATAAACCATCCTCGCCACATCTCATCAATTTTTCTTGTTTTCATATTCTAAATATTTTTTTAAATCATCTGGCACACCAACTGGATGATGTTGTGAGTTTGGTATGTGATAAATTCCTACCTTTAATCCTTGCCTGATCATATGATTGTATGTTGGGCCTATATAAAATTCGCCGTTAGGTGCTCGATCTTGTAGATCAATCATTTTCTCTGCACTGCTAACAAAAAATTTGCCTTTTTTCCAATAATGTATTCCATTCAGGCTTACATTACTTATAACTTCTTTTTCTCGTATCTCTACAACAAAACCTTTTTCATCCAATCGAGCATAACTGTTTTTATCTGTATCTGTATGATAAGTTACTACTGCACCATCATATAATCTTACATTATGTAAGAAATTTTCACTGTTCCATTCCATTATTTGATCACAGTTAGCTATAACTAATTCATCATCTGTGTCTATAAACTTTTTGAATAACAATGCACTAACCGCTGGACCTTCGGTTATATAATCAATTTCTATAAATTTACTAGTTGGCTTGAGAGCTAGAATCGTTTCTTTTACTAACTCTGTAAATTGATTCTTTGCAATTACAAACAAATAATTGCCTTCTAAATTTAAACTAGTAATCGCCCTAGATATCATGGGCCTACCATTAACTTCGATTAATGGTTTAGGAACCGGATAGGTATGACTAGGAAATCTTGAGCCCAGCCCCGCCATTGGTATAAGTATATTCATATAGCTCATCCTTTATGAGATATTTATATCATTAAATACTCTGTTTAAAATGAAATCATTTATAATCCGTTTAAAAGACAATCAGATATCAGAAACACATGCCAATGACTGTGTGATTCGTGCAGCAGAACAGGGCGTTACTGTAAATTATTTTGATGCTATCAACGGAAAAGAATATGAAGCGCATCTAAGGCAACTAAGAATAAAACCTAGATATAAATTTAAAAAAGGTAGAGCAGGAGTTTTCGGTTGTTTCCTTAGCCATTATTATTTGTGGAATAACTGTGTTGCTGATAATATTCCTTATTTGATTTTAGAACACGATGGATATTTCATTAGACCCCTTCCTGATAACATTTTAGATCAATTTGCTGATGTTTTAAAATTAGATAATTTAGATCCTTACTCTAAACTATATGAGCAATTAATAGAAGAAGAAAAAGAAAACGAAATAAAAATATCCAAATATCATAATAGCCAGGCAAAATTTTTAGAAAAAAATCAAACTGGAAATTATATGAGAGGAGCCTACGGATATATTATTAAACCACACGCTGCTAAAAAAATCGTAGACTGGATCAGTCAAAACGGATTCGTTCCAGCAGATCAACAAATTGGTGATGCGTTGGTTGACATTTCTGTTATAACCCCTACAATAGTAAGACTACACCCAGCATATCACAACAGAATAGGTGAACTGTCGTTAACTGGGAATCCGGAGTTATTATAATGGGACAATTAAAACCAGGAGTCACATATGTCTATGAAAGACAAGGAGGCACGGTTTATGCCAGAGAATTCGGTGCGCCACCATCTGATCGATTTGAAATTGGATATGACTGGAAATTAGACGAGAACCCTGCAAGGGTTCGAGGTGCTACTAGAGAAGATATCTTAGAAAATCAATTATGGCACGATATTAGACGTGCTGCATTGGATAATGAAGAGTTGAAAAATACATTAGAACGTGCTAAAATACTTTATTATCTGAGTAAAAAAGATGGGCAAAAATAAACACGTAGATCTATTCAAAGACATGATCCCTGCAGTGGACATGGGATTAAAAGAACTTTGGGACGCCGCCACCGAAGACGGCCAAAAAGAAATCAAAGGTGACCTTTGGAATCTTAATCGCTACATCAGTAGTGTCAAAAGTTCAAATAAAGAATTACAAGAACACTATTTGCTAACAGTGAACGAGTTCTATAATAAGAACTGGGCGAATATTTCCAAGCATCCAAAGTTGCAATGGATGACTTTAACCATGTGCAGTCATGAAGATAAGAAGGCACAGTTTCACGAATGGATCCCATTAAAGCGTGAAAAAAATAAAAAAGAAGAGTTCCTAGCAAATTTATTTCCTAATATGAAAAGGTCAGACATTGAAACACTTGCAGCAATCTCCACAGACAAAGAAATTAAACAATATTGCGAGTCTCTTGGTTGGGATAAAAAAGAAATCAATGGAATTAAGTTTTAAATGTGAACACTGCGGCAAAGCATTTGCCAAAGAAAAAACATTGTTTGTTCATATATGTGAACAGAAACGTAGATTCTTGGCCAAAGATGAAAAACATGTTCAGATGGGATTATTAACTTTTCAAAAGTTTTATGAGATCACACAAAAAGTAAGAACCGCTAAATCATTTGACGAGTTTGCTAAAAGTCCTTACTATACTGCATTTGTAAAATTCGGTAGCTTTATGATTAATCAGGCACCGATATATCCAGAAAGATTTATCGAATACGTTGTAAAAAGCGGCATTAAATTAGATCATTGGTGTAGAGATGAGTTATACGAACAATACCTTATTGAGCTGATTAAAAAAGAACCAGCAGACGGTGCTATCCAACGAACTATACAAACTATGATGAACTGGGGAGAAAAGAACAACAGTCCCTGGGAACACTATTTTGCTTATGTAAATCTTAATCGTGCTACGCACGACATTAA